CCCCGGCGCCCACCGGTGCCGACGCGCTGCCCGCCTATGACACGGTTGAAGAGGCCGCGGTGTATGACGCCGAGCGGCTCTACAAGTGTTCGCGTGCCTACGAGTGCGCCGGCGTGATCGCGCAGCGTCCCGACGGCAAGTTCGTCGTGGGCCCGGTCCGCTCAAGCTACTCAGGCGACAGCGTGGAGTACTCACTCACCGTGCCGATGGGCTGGAAGCTGGCCGCCGCCGTGCACAGCCACCCGTGCAACGCGCAGTCACATGCCAACCCGTACTTCTCGCCGCAGGACATCAACGGATACCTGACCTACAAGGTCCTCGGGATCATGGTGAACCTCTGCGACGGCAAGGTGCATGAGTTCGATTGGACACGCGATCCGCCGAACAACGAGTCGCCTCCGGAGATGGAAGGCACGTGGATGACGCAGGGCCGCATTGTCGGGCAGATCACTGTTGATGGGGTCTCGCAAGAGCCGAACCAGGGGATGTAATGCAGGCGCGGGGAGACACCAGCAGAGCACGCGATGCCCGGCAACCGATGACGGATGCCGAGTTCGATAGCTCCATGCTTGACGACATGGTGAAGTTCTACGATGATCCCTTGGGCTATGTCTACTACGCGTTCACATGGGGGGTTGGAGAGTTATCTGAGTCTGATGGCCCGGATACGTGGCAGCGCGAGTTCCTCGACTCCATCGGCCGCAAACTCCGCGCGGACCCCGACTTCAACATCCGCGAAGCCACCGCCAGCGGACACGGCATTGGCAAGACCACTGTCACGGCTTGGCTCATATTGTGGGCCATGTCTACTCGCCCGCACCTGTCTGGCGTTATCACTGCCAACACGATGTCTCAGTTGTCCACTAAGACGTGGCGAGAACTTGCCCTCTGGTACAAGCGCGCCGTCAATCGGCACTGGTTCAAGTGGTCCGCGACCAAGTTCTGGCACATCAAGGACCCTGAGACTTGGTTCGTCTCGGCGGAGCCGAACACCGAGCACAACTCCGAAGCCTTCGCCGGACGACACGCCAAGTACAAAATCATAATCTTCGACGAGGCGTCCGCGATCCCTGACAAGATCTGGGAAGTGACGGAAGGCGCCATGACCGACCCACGCTCCATCTGGTGCGTGTTCGGCAACCCGACGAAGAACACCGGCCGTTTCAAGGACTGCTTCGAGCATGACAAGAAGCGCTGGGGCACCCGGCACGTCGACAGCCGCACCTGCAAGATGACCAACAAGGCCGAACTCGAGGAGTGGATAACAGCCTATGGAATCGATTCCGACTTTGTGCGAGTCCGCATCCTCGGGCTCTTCCCCCGATTCGGGGCCATGCAGTTTATATCTACAGAGATGGTGGACCGAGCCATGCTTAGTGACGCTGAAGCTGACGTCTGGCTACTGGCACCAATTGTCATTGGTGTCGACGTCGCGCGATATGGAGACGACAAATCCTGCATCGCCATCCGGCAGGGACGAAAGCTCCATGAAGTGAGGAAGTTCCGCGAGGTAAACACGATGCAGCTGTCCGCCGAGGTAGTCGCAGCGATGAAGGACTACGGCAAAATCGCCTGCACGTTCGTCGACGGCATCGGAGTGGGCGCCGGCGTGGTCGATCGGCTGCAGATGCTCGGCTACCCGGTCATCGAAGTTAACGGTGGAGAGACGGCGTTCGACGACGTTCTGCACTACAACAAGACATCTGAGATGTGGTACCGGATGCGGGACTGGATCCGGGGCGCGGACCTGCCGGCCAAAGACAGTGAATTGCGTCTCGCCCTCATCGGGCGGGAGTACTTTTTCGACGACAAAGAGCGTATACGCCTAGAACGTAAAAAGGATATGAAAAAGCGTGGCTTGGCGTCCCCTGACGAGGCGGATGCCCTCGCGCATACCTTCGCGGAAGAGTTGGGCGATGTCATACGCTCCAGCTTCGAGCCGGACGATGAGTCCGTAGAACCGGAGATGCCATGAGCAAAGCCGAGAATCCGATCATCGACTTCAATGCCCCTAAGCCCGTGGAGAGCCACGAGGAGAAGGCGGCAGCGGTTGAGTTTTGGATCGCGAAGCGGATAGGCGAGGATCTGGTCGCGACATTCCCCGGGCGGCAATGGAACGTCAACGTCGACACCCGGAACGAAATCATCATCATCTGCATGCCGACCCTGTCCAAGCGGGAAGGGTATCACCTGCACATGAAGCGCGACAACATCGCGCAGCTGCTGCCCCGCTGCCGCCGGGCGGCCGGCGAGATCCTCGAGCGGTTCCAGATGTCCCGAAGCAAGATCATCGATCCTTACGACATCGACCAATTGCCGCGCGATGCGCGCGACGACGCCGTCACCTCAGACAGGTTCGACCTGAAGACGAAGTTCAATGCCCGCTAATACGCCGACCAAGGAAGCCATGTTCGAGACCCGCGGCGCGCGCAGCAGCGTACCGATCGCGGTCGACCCGGCGTTTGAGTACTCGCGCCAGCCCGCGGACCTGCCGCCGGGCATGGTGCCAAATGACGCGCGCCCGACGACCACCGGATCGCACGAGCTCCTGGCCCCGTCGCAGGACATCCTCGGCGGCATGACGCAGAAGCAGGGAGACGGGCCGGGGCCCTCGCAGTCATCCGACGGCTGGTGCGTGCAGAAGGCGCTGGACATCTACCAGAACTCCCGCAACTACCTCGACTCCAACATCACCCTCGGCTGGGAACGAAACCTGTTCCACTTCCACGGCGAGCACGGCCCGGCGACGCCGTACAACCGGCGCGACTGGAAGCGCAGCCGCACGTTCCGGCCGAAAACCCGCTCTAACACGAAGGCGCAGGAAGCCGCGATGGCGGCCGCTGCCTTCGCAACGCGCGACTACCTGGTCTGCGAGGCGGTGGATCCCACCGATGAGCAGCAGGTCATATCGGCAGACGTTAACAAAGTGCTGCTGCAGAAGCGGCTCGAGATCACACCGTGGAGCTGGTTCCTCACATCGATGGGCGCCTGGCAGGACACGAAGGTCTACGGTGTCTGCGTATCGCACCAATACTGGCGCTACGAGCAGATCAAGGAAATTGTTCCCGAGTTCGACGATCAGGGTCGGCCGATCATGGCGCCGGACTCCCACGGCGCGATGACGCCGATGGGCTCGGAAAAGATGACCACCACGTACGATCTGCCGTGGATGGATCTGATAGCCCCGGAAGCTTTCCTGTTCGACCCGCTGTGCGACTGGCGCAACCCCGCCCAGACCAGCCCATACCTTTGCTACCTGATGGGCATGTACGCCGGCGATGTGCTGAAGCGCATGAACGAGCCTGACCCGAAGACGGGCCAGCCGCTGTGGCGCAGGTACTCCATGGGCCAGATCCTCTCCGCCTCCCGCGAATTGGTAGACAACCGCACCCGGCGTGCCCGAGAAGGGTACAAGCGCGTCGATCCGACGACGGATAAGGCATCGGATGAGTTCACAATGGTGTGGGCGCATCTCAACATCGTCAAGGAGGGCGGCGTCGATGTAGCCTTCTGGACCCTCGGCACGCAGCTCGTGCTGACGGATCCGATCCCGCTGACGCAGATGTACCCGCACCTGCAACCCGGCGAGCGGCCCTTCGTCGTGGGTTTCTCCGCGATCGAGTCGCACCGCAACTACCCGGACGGCGACATCGCGCAGATGGCGCCACTGCAGGAGGAAATCAACTCCGTCGCGAACCAGCGCCTCGATAACGTGCGGTTGGTGCTGAACAAACGCTACTTCATCCGCCGCGGCTCGCAGATGGACCTTGACGCATTGATGCGCAACGTCCCGGGTGGCGGCGTCATGACCAACGATCCCGAGAAGGACGTCCAGATAGTCAACACCCCGGATGTGACGTCTTCGGCCTACAAAGAACAGGACATGCTCGCGCAGGACCTGGACGACCTTGTAGGCGGCTTCGGCCAAGCGTCCATCGCCGCCGGCGGCAAGCAGATGGATCGTTCTGGCAGTATGGATGTCCTTCAAGGGGCCGCGGGCGCAGTGCAGGACTACGGAATCAAGATCTTCTTCGAGACGTGGATGGAGCCGGTGTTGCGCCAGCTCGTCCGGCTCGAACAGATGTACGAGACCGACCAGACCGTGCTAGCAGTCGCTGCGAAGACTACCAAGCTGTGGAAGCGCTTCGGTATCGATCTCGTGACCGATGAACTCCTGCAGCAGAACCTGAATGTAAGCATCAACGTCGGCGTTGGTAACACGGACCCCATGAAGCGGGTACAGAAGCTGGTCTTTGGCGTGAGCCAGGTGTCCTCGCTTCCGGACGTCGCTCGGCGCCTGAAGAGCCTAGAGATCGCCAACGAGGTGTTCGGCGCCCTTGGGTACAAGGACGCCTCTCGCTTCATCATGAACGATCAGGAGCTGGAGGAGCACATGAAGACCGCCCCGCCCCCGATCCCGCCGCCGGAAGTCGCTGTCAAGCTGGAGGAGCTGCAGCAGCGCAAGGCCGAGGCCGATCAGCGCGACAAGCGCGAGACGCAGGCCAACCAGGACACGCATCAGTGGCGCATGCAGCAGCTGGCGAGCACGCACGACTTCCAGCACACGAAGCTGGCGGATGCGGTCGGAATCGCCTCCGGCAGGAACAAGACCGTGCGCGATGTGGCCGCGGCGAAGGAAGGCAACCGGTTGGCCGAGGTTAACCTCAAGCGAGCCGACGGGGCGCATGAGCGGGCATTCAAGGCCGCGAACCCGCCAAAGCCCCCGAAACCGCCACCGAAGTGACCGGCGTCCCAGATTACAGGTGGGTTTATACCCACCTTAGACGATTTAGCGTAAAGAGATAAACCATGCCCGAGATACGCAATCCGACAACGAACGAGACGCCGACTGAGACCACGGACCGCATGGCCGGTGGTGGCAAGCCGCATCCGTCCGCCGCCGGACCGACACCCTTTTCAAAGGCGCCGCCGGCGCCCGCGAACATCAAACCGACTTCGCCGGGGACCTACGGCGCGCCGATGGACAAACCAATTTTTGGAAGTAATTCGTAATGGCCACCAACGGCAAAAAGCAGATCGATCGCGCCGGGCAGCCGCGTGGCGGCAGCATCGGATCGAACAAGCCCAAGATGGGGCCTCGGGCTCCCGGCGGCATGACAGGCAACCAGGGCGCCGTACATCCGGCTGCTCGAGTCCCTAAGGGACAGTTCTAAGAGGTAACGAATATGGCAGGCATGATGGGCGGTCCCGCCCCGACTCCCGCGGCTTCGGCCGCCACTGGTGGCGGCATGATGGGTGGAGCCCCGAAAGCGGCCGCTCCGGCCCCCGCCCCGGCCCCGATCCATCCCGCTGCCGCCGCTGGCGCGACCGCTGGTCGTGGCATGCTGGCTCCGACTCCGACCGGCCCTTCCAATCCGGCCCCGCAGGGAGCCCCGATGGGCGGCGTACCGCATCCGGCATCGAACGTGCCGATTCGTCCGATTAACGGCCCCATTCGCGGCTCGATGGGCTAATGGGTTACGGGCGGCAAACAGCCCCCGGCGTGCCGGGGTCATTCCCGCTACCGAACCCCGGGGAGCCCGGCACGGCGTACGCGGCGAATGCCACGCACCCGGCGGCAGCAGCCGCGACACGCCTCGGCGCGCGGGCCAACCCACTGAATGGCGGAAGACCGCCACTGGCAGGCAAGAAATGAAGATGGGCGGCGGGGGTTTCAAAGCCCCGAAGATTTCGAAACCGGCAGGCGTGAAGACGAAGATTCACCCAGCCGCACAGGCGCGCATCCGACTGCCGCAGGGCAACGTCGACATGTCACAGGCCGACCCGGCACCGGTTCTGCCCGGGGTGGGGAAGATCTGATGCCAAGCGTAAGCCGAGCACAGCAGAAGGCCATGCACGCCGCCGCGGCAGGCAACAGCACACTTGGGATCCCGAAGGGCGTCGGCGAGGACTTTGACGCCGCCGACCACGCGCGCGGCCCGACGAAGTTGCCGGCGCGCAAGAGCCACCCTTCAGTGCAGAGTTCAACGCCGAAGGTCGGCCAGATGTTCAACAGACACGGGCGGAAGCAGAAATAGTCGAGTCGAAAAACAGGGGAGACCTACCTTATGGCGGTCGAATTCGTTGATGAGCGGGAGAAAGATCTTTTTGAGGTTGCGAAGCTAGGAGAGGACGTCAGGGCGTTCCTCCAGACGCATCCCGTGGGGCAGTTGCTCCACCACCGAGCCAAGCAGCTGATCCGGCAGGCAGAAGTCGACGCACTTGAAGTCGACCCGGACGGCTTCAGCTGGCTGCGCTCGAGAACCAAATTACGACAGATTCGGCAGCGTGCCGCGATGGCGCGGGCGTTCATTAACTGGCTCGCCGAGGCCATCGTGGAGGGCGATCAGGCCGCCCGCGAGTTGGAAGAATACCGGCAGTGAGTAACCGCCGCGCCAACAAACTAGGCATGATTCGCTGGAACGAAGCGCATCCGAACTACGCGAAGGAGTACCGCGTTGCCAATCGAGAAAAGCTCCTTGAGCAGGCACGAGAGTACCGTAGGACCCCGGAAGGGCGTGCGACAAAAGCCAAGTACCGCCTGCGAAATCCAGGTGCCAAGCGAGCACATGCAGCGAAACGCAGAGCGCGGTTTAGTGGGCGAGACCAGCTGGCAATTCAGAAATTTTACGCCGGATGCCCTGAAGGGTACCACGTAGACCACATTATTCCGTTGAATGGCAGGCAAGTTAGCGGGCTGCATGTCATTGAAAACCTCCAGTACTTGCCCGCCCGCGACAACATGAAAAAGGGGAATTCCTATGACTACCTCACAGAACGATGAGGCGCCGGTGGACAACCAAGACCCGTCCACGCCTAATGCGACGAAGAAAGGCCCGGGACGAGATCCCGCGCTGATCGCCCGCGACGAGCTGCTGGCTCGCATGGACGAAAAGATCCTGGCGGATCGCGCCGCGGATGATGTGAAATTTTGGGAGTCGGCAGATGTCGACCCCCGCGCAGCGGCTCTTGCCGCGGCGCAGGCGAAGGAAGCCCGCGGGCAGCCGCTGGATGTCGATCGGGGCCACCGGGACCTGATCGAGAACCGGGCGACAGACGCAGAAGCGGAACCGACGCAGATAGATGATGGCGCTGCAGCTGTGCAGCCCTTTGAAGACGCCGCGGCAACGCGCGCCAAAGAGGCGGTACGGATCAGCAACAAGGGTGAAGACCCCCTGGGCGAGTACGTCGTTCGTGTCGACGGCAAGCCCATGTTTAAGACTCTGGTGGACGGTCGTGAGCAGTTAATTCCGCTCGACCGCGCCCGCCAACAGCTCCAGAAGCACCTGGCAGCCGACATACGGCTCCAGCAGGCGACGGAGCAGAAGAGGCAACTCGATGCGCGAGAGCAGTCGATTCGCAATGTCGAAGCGACACTCAAGACGCGGTCAGC